CAAGTTTTCTGAATCTACTGCCTGATGATTCTGTCTTGCCCAGTTAGCGGCCTCAAGTTCAAGTTCTCGAATTCTTTCGTTCATTTTGACCTCACACCCATTTACTTGTCATCACGAAAACGAACAAAGCGAGGGAAACGAAGACTGTATGTGCCATCACGATTTTGTGTAATCACATCACACAAGATTTCAACTGTACGACCAATAACCATATTACGGTCACGATAAAGATCATCTCTATCACTGTCGCTAAAACCACTACCAACATTGACGGTAATCTCTTTGCCGTCATCTGATCCAGAGCAAACCAACGCTCCAAGGCGATTGAGATTTCGTCCAGTACCTTCTTCGACACCGATCACCTCCAAATCTACTGTAATAGTGGGCTTCCACTTCATCCAGTCAGTGCTACGCTTGCACAAATAGGGAGCATCCATGTTCTTAATCATGATGCCTTCAAACCCTGCGTTCACATTGTCCTTAGCATATCGTTCAAGTTGATTCTTACCTGCAGCAGTATCGAGGTCTACCATAATGTGAGGCAGTAGCTCAACATTACCCATAGTATCAATTACTGGACGCATTGCATCGATTAAAGCAATACGCTTTTTAAGCGGAGCGTTCCAATGACCTGCACGAAAATCTTGCAGAGGAATAATATCAAAAATGTTGAACACTGAATCATCAGCCTGTACATTTTCTTTACGGCGGGCTTGCCGCATGAGTTCTTGAAATGTGTTGCCGATAACCTCACCGTCAAGAACAAAACCATCTACCAGACTACGACCTTGATCTACACCTGCACAAGCACGGATCAATTTAGTAAAATTGTCCCCTACTTGTGTTTCGATATGCGTAAAGTTCTCAAACAATTTGCCGTTACGGCTATAGCTCACTACAGTAAGACCGAAGTCGCTAGGGATAACAGTCATCAGTACACGAACACCATCCAACTTAGGTTCAAGTCGCTTGTTTCCCTTCATTTCAGGACGACCCTCGCTGTTGGTAGCAAGTTGGCAACCGAAGATTGGAATCTCGTAATCGGTACCTTTGGTGATCTTGTTAATGGTCTTGTCACTGATTCCTGCCCGCATATCTCTACGCAGTACCGGAGCAAGGAATGTATTCCATTCATTACTGTCAAAACGTTCTGCCATTTCTTGGATAGCATCACGTGCGGCATGACCTGTCAGCCTGCGTTGGCTAAGTTGAACCATCAACTCATTAAAGTCAGACCAGGGATTCTCTGCATCAACGATACCAACTGTGCTAGGTACTTGCTTGACACCAAAAGTCACGTAGGGGTTGTAGCAGGCTTTAGTAAAGCCTAGGAAAATTTGTGCATTAGTGCTACCAAGGACACTAGCCTCAAGCGCCTGCTTGAGTACATCTTCCTTGTGCAGACGGCTATCGCTCTCGGTCAGTTTGTTGATCCAACTCGCAGACATTTAATTCCTTTAATAAAAATAATAAGCTATAGTATACTACAGGCTTGTTAATTAGTCAACCTTTTGATCTTTCTTCAGAATGTCAACTAGGTTGCGATTGCGCCAGTCTTGCTCCTTGCGCTCACGCTTGCTCTCATACGTTTTACCAAACAACATGCGATCATAATCACGTGCCCATTGAATACCTTGAACCCAACGCTCAAGCTCCTCAATAGAACCTACAAATAGTTCAGCATCACGGCAATAGATAGGAAGGCTATCCTGATCTTTGGGTTTCAGTGCGATTACATCGTGTTCTCGGTAACCATGCTTACTATGGCAGAACATGAATCCGAGATTGTTACACTGCTCCTCGAGGCGACGAATCTTTAGTACAGCTTGGTATCCAGCCATGATTACTTATTAAAAATGTTTGACAAAATCTCACCAGCAACTTGTGTATCATCAACCTCATCAAATGACGCAGCAATAATCATTTGGTAGACTAACTGTGCATCATTACCGAAGGTTGCTAAAATCATATCTACTGTAGTTCGGTCTTGTGCTTGCCAAAGAAGATCGGCGATTGCAACTTGATTCTTATTTTGAAATTCGATTTCCATATCAGTAGTCCGCAGTTACTTTACCGTTATTATCAATGTAAACAAATACCTTGCTACGGCGTAACTCTCCTTCTTCAGGATATGCAATATCATAGCAGAACTGCCCTGAATTAGTGATACCTAGAAAGTTACTTTGAACAACAACATCCTTGGGGTAGTTCTTACGAATCAACCCTTCAAGGCTGATAGAATTAAGATAGGCACACTGACGCAGAGTTTCATTGGTGATCATTACACAACCTTTGCACGATTAAGTTGGGTGCTGTTATCACGATGGGCCTTGACAGTAGCCTCGATGCTAACAAACTTGCCAACCTCAAGACCGTTCTTGTACGAAAAGAACAGAACCTGATCCTCAGCAGTAAGGCAAGTGACAAAGTACACGCCATATTGTTGAGAATAGTTAGACTTCAGAACCTCGATGTTATTGAGGCGCACCTTGCTACCGGGGGAACTGATAAAACCACCACTAGCGAATTCTACACGCTGGTTAACCGAGTCACGCTTAACTGCCCGCTCATAGCATGAGGGCAGAGAGCAGATGACTGCCAAATCATAAGTGGATTCGATAGTATCGCGGTTAGCGATAGTCATCGCAGTGCTATCAAACTCGTTCAGCTTGATGCCCTTGAGGATACGGAAAGTAAAGCCTTTGTAATACGTGCGAACCTTCTCAGCGAGGTCGCGATCGGCTTGCTGAATCAGATCGGTTTGACCAAGGAACATCTCAACAATCTGACGATTGGTTTTGACGTTTTGTCCTTCTGCGACTTCGGACACGGCTTTAACATAAGAGCCATTGATACGTTGGGCTGCACAAGCAGCGGCCCAAACATCGGATGCGTTGAAGTTCAGAACGGGGCGTTGATATCGGGCCATTTGTTACTCCTAGTTATCAGTTTCAATACTACGTATTATATAGCCAAGTCCATTTATTGTCAAATTTCAATCGCCAATAACCCGCATGTATTTCATAGCAAAATCTACATCTTTCTTAGGGTATTGACTCCTAACCAAGAAGTCCTGGAGGGTTTCTCCTGGATTAGGGTTATAGACTTTGGGGAAACCATACAGCCAACCTGAGGGCGGGTCAATCAACTTGCCTCGGGCAAACTTTTCGAATTCATTGTCATCCATCATTACCAATTCTCCTGTCCACAAACTGGGATACGCACTGTAGCATTAAACCCATTGATAGTAGTTTCATACTCTAGGTCAATGGTGTAGCCAATGCCGCTACTATTATCATATACCAATACAAATGATTGGATTTTATTTTCTTGAACAATCTTGTTGATTGCCTCTAAATCCTTGCTATTCATAAAAATTTTATTCATTCTTCAACTCCGAAATGTTGTTTAATTAGTTGTGCTGTTTCCCAAAGTGGATCAGCCTCATGATAACTGTACTCGTGTCTATTAACAATGTCTAAACATTCCCGCACAATCAACTCGGCGAACTTTTCCTCGTCAAATTGTTCAACAAAGCCACCATGACCATCACGGTATTCTGTTCGGCATTGTTCGGCAAGTTTCTGAAGAAGTTTGTTCATCACTTTGACTCCGTTCCTCGTTTAGCAACACTACGCATAGCATTCTGCAACATCTCACGATACCAAGCCAAATCCTCTGGCTCATCACTGTGAGTGGCAATCTCGAAAATTTGGGACGTATCAGCACCATCTTGCATAGTACGCTGAACCCTCAGAAGAACCTTACCATCTTGCACAATTACGTCCCACATATTGCGATCCTTATTGCTCTTGTACATTGCGAAGTGTGGCAATCAGTTGTGGCAGCAGTTGGATGCTAACGGAGCAGATGAATTCGCTTTCTGCTTGAGCAGGCTCCCCAAGCCAAACTTCAACAAGGTTATCACCAATTTGTCGTGTTTGGAAAGGGTTGTGCTTGATCTTCATTCTTCAACTCCAAAATGTTTCTTGACCTTGTGCATTAAAACAATGATTTCACTTTTCCTGCCTACCCTAAGTCCAACATCTCTGGGGCTCTCACTCGTAGGATCTATTGGCTCATTGTTAATGTCATACCACTCTTGCTGCATGATACGCAAGTGTTCTTTCACCATCAACTCGGCGAATTCTCTCCAGTCAAAATTACCGATATACTCAGTATCACTAGCATGTGGCTTTTTCAATCCAGCCTGTCGTGCCAACTCAAGGATTCGCTCGTTCATAATCAATCAAATACGCTAGTGATTTTAAATACCTTAACTATAATCCAAAGGATTATACCTACCCATAAAGGAAGCCCGAACAGTAAAATTCCTGCTAAGAGTTCCGAACTCATTATCACGCAACCTTTGCATAGTGCCGAGCAACCTGATCCTCGATATACTTCTTGAAACCGGCAACTGAAACCTCATAGCCGTCTTGCTTGAGGAACTTCTTGATATGTGGTTGCAAGTAGCCCTTAGACTCTAGAACCTTCAACGGAGCCTCACCTGCATCCAACCGACCGAAGTATTCTTCAACTGAAAAGTTCTTAACCAAAAACGTCAAAAACGACCCTTTACCGGCTTTGGCATACTTAAACCGAGCAATAAACTTGCCCTCGTAAGAGACATACTCAGAACCCGAAAACTCCGACTTGATGAACTTTGTCATGTGTTGCTCCTATATCTAACTGTCTAAGTATATATTATATGCCCAAACCGATTTATTGTCAACCTTTAGACCTGCTTGGCTTCCATCATTTCAGACAGGATAAACTTAGCAACATTCATTTGCTTGCGAACGTATTCAACAGAGCGAGGACCAGTGCCCATTGCCATCATTTCTTGGCAGTCAGACATGATTCCCATCACAACCATTTCCAAACCCGAAAACTTAGCAGTAATACTTTCCATGTACTGTTCGCGGATATCTTGCTCAGTCATACCATAGCAGTTAGTTTCGAATTCGGTCATCACGTGCTCCTTTAATCAATCAATACACGTAGTATATGCCCAAACTGATTTATTGTCAAGCCGTGGAAAAGCCCCTTTCATAGGGGCTTTCAATTATTTCTTGGAAGTATAGCTTTGATTCGTTTGATTTACGAATGCGTACATCTTCTCAGCCGTCTCAAGAACCTTGTCAAGTCCTGGAAACGTAGGCATTTCTACCTTGTTTACGATTTGACCTGTCTTTTCATCACGGGTAGCAGTCAACTCCCATCCTGAAAATTTCACTTGAAAATCGTGTGTCACAAGATCCTTTGCAAGATGCAAAATATCTGTACGGATTTCATACCCGTTCTTATTAAACTTAACTTCGGGCATTTTCATTTCCGGTAAAATACGATCATTATTTGCCATAACATTCTCCTTCGTGTGTATGTGTTATATAATAGTTCTTTTCTTATTGTTTGTCAACAATCTTTGGGTCTTTGAATTTTTCTGGGTAATTCAAACGTTCCTATTCTTCATCAGTGACTGGCCACCAATTAAGCATTTTAATATCTCCCATAGTGCTTAGAGTATTTGGCTCTAAACTCTGCAATAGCCATTAAAAAGTTCCAAGTAGATGTACCTATATTTTTCATGAATTTCATAGTATTCGATTCCTTTGTAATTTGTTGCTATACTCCATAGTAAGCCTTTCTACATCCCCTGCATCTTTGGGGTTGCGACTTACAATGTAGTTTTCAAGCTCAGACCCATATGTGATTTTGTTAGTGATAAATCCATATATAGGAAGTACGACCGCAACTAGGAATGCGATACCACCTGCAATTAAACTAAACATAATTATACCTCTTTCTTAGACTTAGCCTTGATTCCAGTTGGCATCAAGTTTTTGACCTCGGAAGTAATTTCATCCATAAATTGTTTGCTAGAAACAATCATGCCAATAGAAGTAGCTGATTGAATTCCTGCATTTACTGCGGATTTTGTATATGCTGTTTGTGCGTCAACGAATTGATTAAGAGCCTTAGCTATTCCTTCGTGCTGTACAAAGGTGTTGACAAAATTTTTCTTGCCCGATTGAAACGTGTCAATAAAGGCATCTGTGAAAGTGTTAAACATTATTTTCTCCTTGTGTGTGTGTATAACTGTAGATTGCTATCTACTAACATATTTATACTTATGTTGCAGCGCAATATATTTACATAAAAAGAAATGGGGCCTTAGCCCCATTTCTCGTCATACTTTTTCATTGCTAGTTGTCTAGCTAGAAAAAGTCGGAACTTCACATAATCGCTTAGTTCCTCATCATCTTCTACTTCTAGTTTTTTGGGGAGTCTGAATGCTCTATATCCGCTGAGTATATCCTCATCGTCTATTAGATAACCAAAATCATCCCCATTCTGAAGTAGTAAGAGCCTAGAAGGATTACTTCTTAGGAGCTTCGGCTTTCTTATCTTCGGCTTTAGCGGGTGCAGCAGCTGGAGCTGATGCTGGCGCAGCAGGCTTTGCTTCGCTTTTAGTAGCGGGCTTCTTTTCAGACTTCTCAGCCTTCTTAGCCAACTTGACCTCAGGCTTCTTTGCATCAGCAGCAGGAGCTGCTGCTGGCGCTGCAGGTGCAGCAGCAGCGGGTGCCTTGGGAGCTTCTGCTTTAGCAGGTTCAGCGGCAACAGCAGCCGAAGCGATACCAAAAGATGCGATTAATGCTAGTACTAGTTTCATTTTCATTTCCTTTAAGTTAAAAATGCACAAACATTTTGTCTGTGTACATATATAACGCTTTAGAGGCATAAAGCGTTGACTAAATTTGGGTAAATACTACCCGCCTCGCCCACTTCTGCGAATTACAGAAGGACCACCAAATCCTTTGGAGGGCTTGTTGGGTTTTACTGGTTTCCCTTTGATATTGGGAATATTCTTTTTTGCTGCATTAGCAAGATTTACAAATGGATTGGGATTTTTCTTTTGTTCGGTCATGTTCTTACCTTTACTGAGTCTAAATATTCTTGTAAGCTACCATATAGATTTAACATCATAGCAATCTTGCTATCGTATAAACGTAGATAAAATGATTTCTTTTTATCTGCTTTATTTACGCCGATGTAATACGGGCATTTGATTTTTTTGTTCAATTCAAGTATAAAATTATGATAGCTCTTTCCCTCTTGCTTGAATTCATGATCGTAGAATTCAATCTCCCCTAACTGAAAAGCAGTAACCCCTTCGTCGGTTAGTCTAAGCCCATCCTGACGCCCAGTGAACCACCATTTGAAGATCACATCTTCAATAGGCAATTGATGATAAATCCTGTGTGATTTGGGTATCTCAGCCAAAACGGCTTCAGTTATTTGCTGCTTGATTGACTTACGATTGTTCATCGGGATATACGATGCTTCCCGAATTCATGAAGACCACTGTAAACTTGTCTGTCTTAAACTGTGCGTTTAATTTTCTGCACAGATTTCTAGCATGACCGGGATTACTAAAACTTGTTTTCTTATACTTAGGCGTAGTTTCGTTGTCTAGATAGTGCTGAGATTTTAAATTTATAGGTTGTGCATCATAAAAAACAGCCCAAATTCCTGCAGCTTCAATAACTTGATCGCACTTATAAGTTTTCTTATCGACTATCTCTAACAGGACTTTGGGTTGTGAACGACTCATTTAAAACTTCCGCCTTTAATTTCTACTTTTAATACTGGTTCTTCGCTTGGCTTTTTGTCACTATTCATTTGATAATGGTCTGCAAGTATTTTTGCCAGTTCATCACGTAGACCGCGCGCCTCAATAATTGGCATAACAAAATCCTTACCCTTCTTACTCTCTATCATAGACACCTTATCGATAAACTTCTTAATGTGTATCATAGACTATTTATCACATTTTCCGCTTCTACCTGTGTTTTATAAGGTCCCTGATAGGGGTATCTTTGCACAAAAATATACTTAGGACAAAATACAGCCTCATAGCTGCCATTCTGGTTAATTGCAAACCAACCTGCCGCATAGAAGCATTTGCTCTTTGATGTTTTAGTGTATAGGTGCAACCTACGCTTAATGTCTAGTATAGAGTTATAGACCTTAGCGGTAGTAGGAAAATGTGCAAACGGTAGCTCTGCACTTCTTTTATCTGTTTTTAGTGTCTGAAACTGTATCCTTGTGGTTTTCTTTAGGTCAGTAGTATTGGTAAAGTGCTTATTAACACCATTGATCTTGAGGTTGAACCCTGATCCATCAGCAACAACATTGCCAACTTTATTCTCACCGTCAGTAACGACCCAATATTGATCTTTAATGATCGGCTTTGCTATTAGATTCTTCATCATATGTTTCCCATCTTTTTAAAATGTAATCCCAATGTCTAATGTCATAGAACATGAAATGAAAGTTGTATCCCAGTAGTCCTAACTCAAAATCTACACCGGCGTGTGACTGCCTATGTGTTATTGATAAATGTAAATCAACTATATCCGCTGACTTCAAAAATTCTATTTCTATGGCTTTGTTTTCACTAACCTGCCATGTATAACATTTATAATTATGAAATTTATTAGACCACGGATTTCGAATGCTTAATTGGATATTAACCATCATCTTCCTTCATTTTCATATAAGGTGCAATGTTGTTGTCAAAAATTTGTGACATAGTAAGCCACAAACCTTTTCGTTCTGTTTCTGTCATGCCGGTTAACCAAGGCGGATCGTCAGGACTACGGGTTAATCCGTAATCATGACGGTATGTATAGCACATTTCAGTAATTACTTCTTCGCGTGTTCTCATGTGTTTTTTAGAATGTACATCACTGCGTCAGGTTCGGGAATCCTAACCATTTCGGATGAGTATTTATTGTATTCACCACTAGCCCATGAATACTTTACTGCTTTAAATTCTCTCACTCGTATCATTTTGGGATTAATTTTTATAACTTTGGCGATCATCAATCCGTTATGATGACCTACCGCGACAACATCATTAATGTTAACACGATTTCCCAACTTATCAAAGTGTTCTGGATCAGGTTTGCTCATCTTTAGTCAATTCACAAACAAGTAAAAAATGTTCGTATGCTTTTTTAACTGCCGGATTAGTCATAAGCTTCTCAGTTTCCATGATCATAGCCTTGATACCAGCATCTACACCGTCATGCACACTTGGATGTATCAGTGGGCATAAGTCATTTCCGAATTCTTTTGCTAATTTTTTCCATGCTTTACGTTGACTCTCAGTGATAGGTGTACTCTGAGGTCGCATTTCTAATGCCTTAGATATAGCGGTACAGATAGCATCTTCAGCCACACGTCCTGCTGCAATCATAGATGCATATGCAGGTTCTATATTATACCTACGTGATTGACCACCTGGATAACTCATTACAAGATGGTTTCCTTTAGGGAAACTATCCATGACAGCATCATCATATTCAGAGACAGGGACGTATTTTCTCCCTACTTTTTCATAGTAAATTCTTTTCATGGTATATGATGCGGATTATAATCTAACGGAGTTTTGGTAAATATGTCCTGAACCATGGTATTTGTTGGATAGTTCTTTGCACTTAAGTTTCCGAACTTCCTAACAATTTCAATTTGATTATGTGTCAGTTCACTAGCACATGCCCAAGTTGTCAACTGGTGAAAGTGTTGGAAAGGCATCTCATTCAATTTTTGTATTTCGTCATTAATAAATTGTGTTCTCTCTATACAATTCCATTTATTGTCATAATCTTCATTGATAATCGATGAGAATGATTTATAATTTGAGTCTTTCCAATAACTTAAGAATTTAGGAGTGGTATATACTACAAAGGGATGCCTATGATAACAACATTTATAAATTTTTTCACTAGGTTGAAAATGCATACCGTCACTCATCATTGTAGCAGTTTCTACGCACAATGACATATACGTAGAATTAAATGCATCTACAATAGAACTATTATACTGATCCTTAAAAATGTCACCTAGGCTTCTTGGTATCTCATTAAGTATGTCATGTTTTGTGGTAAACCAATAATCTACTATATCGTTAGCATATGGATTGGTTTTACCATAACTCTCTACATGGCTAATCAATGTCCCGTCTAACATTACTTCATCAACATATTCAGGGGCGAAGCCATATGGGTTGGAACTTAAGGAGAAACTATAAATTGAGTTATCTAATATGTTGCGGCGTCTTAAGTCTAAGAAGGTAAAGAACCTATCTATAGTCCATCGTCTGGAAAGAAATAAGAATTTTTTAGGCTTACGCTGACTTAATACATCACATATGAATAGAATTTCGTTTCGTCCAGTATAAATTATACTAGGCTTTTTATCCTTCTCAAAAATGCTAGATATCTTATCGACTTCTACCGGTGTATTAACCAATATAAAAATATTGATATGATCGATCCCGGTAGTATCAATAAATTCTAGTATTTTGCTGTACGAATGAAAATTGATTGCCCCAGTAGATATGTCAAGTATAACCTTTATATCATGCTTTATGATATCATCTATTTTGTAAGCTTCGATGTTTAGTGTACTACTACCACTGGGTTTAGAAAATTCATTGAATATATCATTTTCCCAAATGTAGTAGAACTTAGTGCAATCTTCTTTGAGAAAGAGTTACCAGTCGTGGATGAAGGCATTTTGTTCTAGCAATATTGGATTATTATTGTTAGAATTTAATACATGTGAATATAATCTATATGTCACCTAGAAAACTCTTCCCAAAACAACTCATTATCCTTGACGTTTGCAATTGGCTTTAACCAACCATATTCAATAGCCTGTTGGATAATAATCCTATACTCACTAGGACAACGTTGATCAATTTCAAAACCAGCACGTGGTGCCTGCACTAACCCATCAGTGATAGTAAATTTACTATCACCTTTTCTCAGGGTACGAATACAAGTCTGCCTAGTAGTGATCTTCATTCTTACACAGTCTCGCCAATCAATTCACCTTTATAGGGTGCGTTAAGCCACTTAGCATAAGTCTCAGCTTGCTCACTGATTTTAGTAAGTTCATACTTACCACAGAACTTCATAAAATGAATGCCAACTTGAGGAATATGCTTGATCTGAACATTGTCACGAATGACTTGATCAACCGTGTCTTTGATTTCCTGCGGTTGTGCAGTCAAGTCAATGAGTGTGCGGTTACGTTCATAGTCATCACGCACCCGATGTTCTATCCCATCATGATCTACCCAACGTTGCAGCATCATATTATTCCAATTGAAGCCTTGCTTATTACGGTCAGCATAAGCCTCAGTCAATCCTACTTTGTTCTTGCTGCCCTTAGTGCGAACGCCCGGGTATGCACTGAATACATTGTCAGTAGAATCACCGCGCATACACTTCTCAAACAGTACAAACTGTGGGTCACCTAGCAATTTAGGTTGCTTAGTCTTTTTATCAATAACCAGTCGGCCCTTCTCATCATGATATCCCTCGAGGGTGATGAGTTGATTGCTGACGCCATTGTATTGGAACACGTTCGGAGCGATAAGTTGAACATAATCAGTATCGCTACTAATAATATAATGCGTATCATTGGGATGTAGATGTACAAATCGTGCAATAATGTCGTCTGCTTCGGCATTAGGAACACGTAGAACAGAACAGTTGGTCTTGTCGCGCACGAATGTAGTAAACATTTCATACGTTTCCCAGAACATCTTGTTCTCCTCAATCTCTGCATCAGTCATCGCAGATTCGTCAAGCTTACGATTAGCCTTATAAGGCTTGTAATGATCCTTACGCCAGCTACGACCTTC